CGCAGACTGAATCTGATTATGTAAGTCATTGAACTCTCGTGTTGCATCATCCTTGGCACTGTCAAGACCTCTACGTTTTGCGGAAAGTTCGTCATTCATGACCTGCATAATGCCGGACATATCAAATTGCAACTGCATTTCTTTTCCACGGAGTCTGTCAATCTCGGTTCCGGCATTTTCCATACGATCGTCAACCGCTTCAATCTTCCGCTCCAGGTCAGCCTTTAACAACTCCTGCTCTGCCACATCCACATCAACCTTGGATTTCTCGGCTTCATCAATACGCACCGGGATTTCAGCCTGTTTCTTCTTCCATTCGGATAACGCTTTGGAAAACTTGGCGCGAATATCGTCTGTAGATGGTGCTTTCTCCAATTCTCCAATCAGCGGCGTATACTTGGCATCTGTCTGTGCCAGTTCCACATCGGAAACCTCTGCAACAAGTTTCATCAGAATGTCTCTCTGATCTTTCCATTTCAGAGAAGAAAAATACTGTGGATTGGTCAGCATCTTAAACATTTCCTCACTCTGCGCCAAACCGGAAATATAAGCCTTAAATTCAGCTTCACTTTTCGGATAACCGTCAATCTCATAAGAATTTGGGTTTCCCTGCAATGATACCGTATTAGTTCCACGCTTCTTAACCCAATTCTGCTTCTGAACCTTGGAAAGTTCTACTTCTTTGCCATCAACTTTAATAACTCCCACAACCTTAATTTCCACGTTGTCAATGCGCTTTCCGTCCTTATCCAATGGTCTGACATTGAATTTTTCCTCGCCTGCACTGTTCTTGTTAAAAAGCAACCATGTAAATGCATCAAAAATTGTGGTCTTACCTACTGCATTCTGTCCTTTAATACTTGTCTTATTTGAGAAATTCACATCAAGGCTCTTAATTCCCTTGAAATTCTCCATATGTAACGACTTTAAAATCATTCGCATTATTCTACACCCCCACGATTCCTTTTATTGACAACTCATATGTAACTTTTTCCACAACGCGACCATCTTTACACGTTTTCTTGTATCTCCGGCTCTGTAATCTTCCGTATGTGCTTACCCTATCGCCTAAAGCAAGCGAGTCCGTATATTCTGCACACTTTCCCCATACGATGCAAGTGATCAAATCCTCTTTTCCGTTTTCTCTTACGCTTTTGAGCTTCACATCACAAATTTTACGACCAAGCGGTGTTTCTCTAAGATGCTTTTCCTCGATAATTCCCTCAAGACTTACTTCATTCAAAGGGCTATCATCCTCTGGTTTTGTGATTGTATCAGCCATAACATACATAAGAATAGCTTCTCCAGACCCTGTTTTTACGTGCCGGGTAATTATCTTCCCACTGACGAATACTGTTCCGCTAATTTCTGTATCACAGATTTTTTCATCAAACAGTACCGGAAGAATATCTGCAACACCGCTTTTTCTTTCAACTCCGATAAAAAATTTATAAAAAATCTTACCGTTTGATTTATGGCTTTCCCTTGGTGCTGATACAACATCACCGATCAACGTTATTTTATTTTCCATGGTTTCCCCTTTCTATTTCTCTGTCAAGAACCTTTTCAAAGTTCTCTTTATCATTCTGTTTCTTTCGTTTCCCTGCCAAAAGTTCAGCAAGCATACGCTTTTCTTTCGTGGAACATCTCGTACCACTTATATACACAACGTCTACCATGCATCCTCTCTCATTCTGCGTTTTCTCTTAATTCGCTTGTCAAGTTCAGTTCTCTTTCGGTCTACCTCGTACCAGTAATACATGATTGCCGCAATTACTGCACCGGCTACAAATTTAATAGCCGCTATATTCCCTACCGCGCCCTCACTATCCATATAGCACGCGGCAACTAAGGAATACTCCATTGCAACCGCACCTATAATGAATTGGATTGCTTTTTTCATTCATGCCCCTTTCTGCCACTTTATAATTTAGTACCAATCAGAAACAAACGTTCCGAGTAACGGACATACAACAACATCTATAAAGCGCACATAACCATCTTCCATGGAATATGTAAAAGCCATTGCAGGTGTGTAAGTCGAATCTCCTGTCTGTATCTGCGCATCTCTTACATAAACTCCATATGTTGTTTCCTCGTCAACGAAAATGCTTGAAAAATTTTCCGCAGAGTCAACCTTTGCCAAATAGTTGTCACCGATACGAATTACCCTTGAATTAACTTTCTGAAATTCAAAATTGCTCATTTTAATTCTCCTTTCCATTATGTGTTTCGTTTTCCTCGCCCTGCTCACTATGTTTCGAAGCAGAACTCTCAACCATTCCAAGAACATATCCTTTCTGAAAATCTGTCATATTCGGAATGGCATCACGAAGTTTTTCGACAACGCGCTTTTCCTTTTCACTCATTGAATTCACTTCCTTTCCATGATATAATTCCTTAAAAACTTAAGGAGATTTCCATATGCGCTACATACCTACTCGTCCACAATTGGATGATTTTTTCAACAAATCCGTCACAAACATCGAAATGCCTAGATACGAGGATGGAAAATCCCCGATCGAGATGTTGGAAGCTCAAACCACTTTTGTTGAGCAAACAAGCAAAGAACTTCACGATATTGCCGACTCTGCAAAGTTGCAAGCTGATTCAGCTAAAGAGATTGCTGAAAGTTCCAAAACGCAAGCTGATGTTGCATTAAAAACATCAAGCAAAGCGGATATTAAAGGTTGGATTTCTGTGGTTCTTTCTATCATATGTGCTTTAATGGAATTTGCTGTACATCATTCAGAAATAATTGATTTTGTCAAAGCTTTGGCAAAATAAAATGGCAAAAAATCTGAAACAGCAAAGTAAATGCTGAAAGTACTAATGCAGCATCTGAAACAGATGGTTTTTTCACTTTTGTTTCTCCTTTCTTGTACTTTGTACATTCTTATAATAGTACGCCGTACAATCTTTGTCAATAGTTATTTTTGTACATTGTACAATTTTTGTCGTTGACATTTGCGATTGTGACTTGTATAATCAAGTTGAAAGGAGGTGTTAATATGAAGGAGCGCCTAAAGGAGATAAGAAAAAGCAATCCTAATGGGAAAACTCAGGAAACATTTGCAAATTACTTGGAAATATCAAAAGAAAACATTTCTAGCTATGAATCCGGAAGAAGAAATCCATCAGATGCATTTATTAAACTTGTATGTGAGAAATGCAACGTTAATGAAGATTGGCTTCGCACCGGAAACGGAGAAATGTTTATGCCGGAAACAAAAGATGAGCAAATTTCAAAAATGCTTGCAGATGTTATGAAATCAGAAGACGGAAATTTTAAAAAGAAATTGATTTCTGCTCTAGCGCAGCTAGATAAAGATGGCTGGGATAAACTAGAAGAATTTGTTGATATGATTTCAGAGAAGAAATAAAAATAAGCCAAGGGCAATGCGCAAACCCTTGGCTTTCTTCTTATTTTAACAGTTCTTTTACAAATACGTATATGGCTCGAAGCCATCTAGTATTGTCGCATTTTTCAATCAATTCAATGATTTTGCTTTTGTAATACTCGTTTTCGTTGTTATCCATTGCTCCCACCCTTTCGATTCAAATGCTAACTACCCTCGACAATTATTATAGAACATACGTTCTGTATAGTCAATCCCCAATTATGGGCGGAGCCATGCCAAGCCCCACCCATGCCAGAACTTGAAGTGTCCTTTCGGACAAGTCCATAGTATCACTGTAATATGCATGATTTCAACATTTTTCGGTCGCAAGTTTCGACAGAAAATGTCATTGCAAAGAAGCGGAAAGCTGTTTCTCAATCTCTTCTTGCACTTTCGTGCGCCAACGCATCGGCACTTCATCAATCGTCATTTTCTTGTCGATAAGAATACGTCTTACATAGAATTTAACCATATCCTACACCTCACTTCCTGCAGTAATACTTGCAAGTTCTTGGATTGCTTCTGCATTTGCTTCATGTCCGGCTTTAAGTTCATCAATTGCTCTTTCCATTTCCGTCTTTGTTCTAAGTCTTACCGTTACGGTATATGTACCATCTTCTGCGCCATCTTCTCCCACGTTCGGCATATATGTAAACCCATCGGATTTCAGATCGGTGTATTTTCCGGATGTTTCGCCATTGTGTGTAAATGTCACTTCCGCAAGGTTGTCTGCAGTAAAAGCATCCGTGATCGTTTTAATGGCTTCGAAGTTCTCGGCTTTGATCTGGATGTTTCCAAGGCTTGCACCATCGGCAGCCTCGAAGTTGGTCTGATCTTTTAAAATAATTTTATCCATGTTTTTTAATTCCTTTCATATATAAAAATTGTTTATAAGTTACGTTCGAATATTTGTTCGATATATTTTCTTAAACGGCAGTTTAAATACTGTATTTTATGCGATTAAAGAAACAAAAGATGCGAACAACGCTGACCCTGGAATTGCACGTATGCCACCGAACAGCAATTATGATACTTCTACCAATAATCCGTTTCCACATTTCCACACGATACTTTTAACAATTCCATTTGTTGAGCTAGGTAGTGGCTATGCGGTTCAAATAGGTGTATCTATAGCTTCACAATACAATGGAAAATTAGCCGTTCGTGTCAAAGATTCGGGAAATTGGCAGGATTGGAATGTTATTTCTTAATAATACTCTTTCCGGAATAAAACTAAACATCGTATAGAATAAAGTTCCCATCCCAAACTTGTACAAAACAAAAAGTAGTACTTCGTGGACTTGTAAGCAACCCAGAGCTATAGTTTAAAGTTTCTAAGCCATTCCACGAAAATATCATAAGTGTGTAATCGCCAACATTTTTAAAAGTTGTTACGTTCTTAGATATCAAATTATAGAATTTATCTTCTATTGTGTTGATTTTGTATATCCCACAACCACCAGATACTTGCGACGATGAAGACCAATTATCAATAACTTTTCTGACTCTAAAATTATTTACGTCATTTAAACTGCCGTTTAAATCACTTATCTGCTTGGCCAACGTGCCGTCTATATTCGGGTTCGCCTGCCGTGCATCCAGTGCGAAGCCTTCCACTGTAGTGATCTGATTATTCGCCACATTCGCCGCCGGAAACGCTCCATTGATGGCATCCTTTAAGGTATCTGCCAACTTTATGACGTTTTTCGCTTCGTCCAATGTAATTGTAGTTCCATCCAAGTTAATGCTAAGCGTTCCACTCTCATCTACGCTCATACTTTTCCCGTCCGGCTTTACAACTCCGGCATCCTCTGTTGTTGCAATCGCACTAGCACCGCCCACGATAGACTTAGACCAGTATTCCGTATTGCTTGTTGCCGTTCCTGCCGGCACATCCTTTTTTGCGAAATAAAGCGTATTGTTATAAGTCACTGCATCCAATCTCTTATATGTAACATCTGCGCTCCAATCGCCCTTTGGCACAATTGCTACTCTTCCTGCTATAGCCATTCTAAGCCACCTCCCAATTTAAATTTCCGTCATTGTCAACGACAAAGTTATATGCCGAATTGTCCGTATAAACCAACTCCCCATCCTCATTCACATCAAATTCTGTCATTGTGAGTTTCTTGTTAATCTCGTTTTCGATTTCCTGCGCTCGGTCTGCGCTGTCCTTGGCATCTGTGGCAGATTTTGCAGCCTTGGTTTCGGACTCTCCTGCACTTTTGGCAGATGCTACAGCCTTGGCAGATTCCACTTTAATATCTGCAAGATAATCCGGGCGCAGATGCTTTTCTTGGATACTTCCCTCTTTCACGATTGCGGACACCTTACCGTCACTTCCGATTGCAAATGCAATCGTATCAGAATCCGTAAATTCGTATTCCGTAATCAGTGCAGATAAATCCACGTTCTGCACTGTTCCATCGTCAAGCGTGATTACCAACTGCTGACTTTCCGGATCATACTTGAAGTTGACTGCCAGCTTCTCCAACTTGGTATCAATGACCGCCTTGGAACCATTCATCTTAACGACCGTCAGCGTTCCGTTGGATTCATCCCAAAGGATTTCCTTTACAAGTTCGTTAGCTTTGGTCAAGTCAACTTTCGTGGTGTCGAGTGCGCACACACGATCGTCGATTGCATCAATGCCGCCCTCTATGTTGTTCAGCCTATCTCGATTGATTGCGGTCTTTTCACTTGGAAAATTCTCCCAATGTTCGCGGCTATAGATTTTCTGATATGCCATCTGATCACTTCCTTTCTAATGCGGATAGTCTGCGTTCAAAATCGTTACACCTGTTCTGCAGTTTCTGTATCATGGCAGTGTTAAGCGCAATAAACTCTTGATAGCACAATGTATACATATCATTTGCGCCACCATTCTGCTCTAAGAATTTTTCCCATTCCTCATTAGATTCAAAATCTTTTTCGGAGAATACCGCATGTTCCAGTCCGTAAAACTCATTTTCAGATATGTCACAATCCGTCATTGCCTGTTCGACATCCTGTGCAACAAATCCCATGTGCATTTTTTCATCATTTTCTATGAGCCGATATTCCATCGGTTGCAGCAACTCAAAAAATCTCTCAAACCGATCATCCTCTAACAGTTTTCGAAAATCCTTTTTCTTTCTGCCATCAGACGTTGTTTTCCAACCACCGGAAGAATACCCTCCGGCAAATGGATTGGGGTTAGTTCCACAGTACACAGAACTAGAACTTGGGATTAAATTTCCGTTGTCTGAAATTCGTACATAATCGGATAGTCCAATACCTTGCAAATAATGCGCGGTTGATGCCATTATACACTGCCTTGCACTTTCTGCAGTTGTTGCAGAGTCTGCGGTTGTCGCATGATCTGCCGTACTTGCATGATCCCCTATGGCTACTCCATCTTGATCTGTTACAGAGTTTAGGTCAATGCGTATGTTTTGCAGCATTGGCCTTCCTCTTGCATCGAGTCCAATAATTACAATGTCATCACCAAGCGAGGTTGCAATAAAATTCAACGAATCAATAATTGACACTCGTCCATTCCCGTCAAGCTGGAAGTTATTACTTTCAATTATGAGCCTGTTTCCACGAAGCATAATCTGATCGGCACTTGCATTAATCATCGAAATAACTTGGTCGTTCTCGTCTCTGCCTAGCTTTAATTCCAAGGACGCATCCAATTCGCCTTCCGCTTTTTGCGCACGATCGACTTCTGCGGAAATGCTTTTCGCGGTCTGCTCAAATTTAGAGTTTGTCTGGTCTTCTAAATCCTCATACGTGGATTGAAGATGATCCGCGTTCCTCTCTAACTTTCCGGTACGTCTTTCCACGCTTTCAATCGTGTCTCTGATAGAATTAACCTTTGCAGAGTGTGTCTGCGTGCCCTGTGCCGAGATTGAATCTCTCTTGCTTTGCACTCCGGTTAGTGTGCGTTGCAATAGATACGTTTCAACAATTTCTCTTGTGGTATTGAACCGGATGGGTTCGCCAAGTGTCAGACATGGATTGCCGACACAAGTGCAACTTTTAATCGGTGTGTATGCTGCCTGTTTCATAATCGGCAATAGGTTATTTGCAATCTGTTCAAGTTCTGCTCCGGTCTTGTCTGATACAAGAAAGTTTCCTGTAATCGAATAGTTATTTCCGGCAGTTCCAACAATAGCACCAGCGTTATCTTCGCTTGTCTTGATTTCTAGCTGTGTAATTGCCTTGCTTTGAAAGTCCTCATAATCAAACGCGATGTAGTGTCCGGTCATGGATTCTGTATTTGCATCGGACGGGAATAAATTGTCAGACGGAAACAAATCCTCTGCCGGATAAAGTGCGCTTGTGATTGCTTTCAGAAAGATATACTCAAACTTTCCCTCTCGGTTGATATTACCAAAGCATCCGTTAATCTCACAGATTGCCGTTACAACGGTTTTTCCACTGATAGCGGATTCTTCTGTTACCGCGCTTGAATCGTCCGTCTGTGTGGCTACAATCGTCTTATTGACCGTCATGGAATCATTGACAAGGCTTGTTTCAACTTGCGCAATTCCAAGATTTGCAAAAAAGCTATTACGGAACTGTTTAAGTGTCATTGGAAAGCTAAGTCCTGCATACCAAGACTTTACATCTGTATTGATAATGTCATACATCGCGTCATATGCCGTAATCTGCCGTTTTGTGCGGTCAGCCGTGGGAACATCGGATGCAACCTTAAAAACTCCGTATGGCATCGGATTTTCGCTATCTCCGTCAATCGTTTCTTCGATAGAGATTGTCTTTCCAATAATGTTTCCTGCGGTGTTTCGTGCTGTGAATTTTACACAATTCGCTTCGCACGCTCCAAACTTTAATTCAGATTCCGAACAAAGACTTTCTTCGAGCGCAAACGTACCGATTTCAAGCATCGAATTGTCTATTTTCTGATTCGTTCCAACAACAGATATGACCATCTGCTTATCTGTCGAGGAATCCCAATACTTTTCTTTCAAACTGCTATTTATCATATACACCACCTACAAACGAAAATTTGATTGCGTCATATTTTATCTTCCCATGTGCCACAGAATAGAACGTAGGCTGAATGTCAGCAATATATCCGTACTGTGTCACATATCCGCGTTTCTCCGGCACGTATGCCGTGATATATCCACCGCGCTCCTTTGCCTTGGTATAGTTCTTTTCTATGTTCTTCCAAAAATCATCAAACTGCTTTTCGGTCAGCATGGCTTTGGTTTCAAACTCAACCTTTAGGGCTTTCAGTTCCACGGCATCACGATGCTCATATCCGTTTTCATCCGTCCAAGGGTCTTTGTCCTGCATGTTCACATAGGAACTAAACGTGTCCTGCTTTATTAAATTGTTCGGTATGGTATAATTGCCAAACTTTACTAAATATCCGCCATATCCCATCGTTTACCTCCTAAAAATGGGTATAAAAATAGCACCTACCGTTTGGTAGATGCTATCCATTTGATTAAATTTTAAGCTACTACTGATTCCCATTCAGATTTCAGCTTTTCTACATCGTTTTCAAAAAGTTTGCAAGCGATTTCGTACAACTGCGGAATCATTCCCATTTCCCTGTCGATATAATCCATCTTGTTTCTTACTTTGGGTTTGAGTGCGCACCCTTCCATCCTTGATTTAAGGTTGCAGTGATATTTCCTTTCAAATTCTCCATAAAGCAACGAATAGCGTTCTTGATACTTTCCATCGGCACCAAAACGGACAATCTGTGTTATCCGCTGTCTCTTGGTTGCCAAGTCAATATCATCAACGAGTCCGATAATAACATCTTCCTTATGGATGATTTCTTTCTGCTGTCTTTTAATGGTTTCATTCTGCTCCCTAACAGTTTTTAATGTCTGGGAAAATATCAGCTTAGTGTTTTCATCTGCATATGGCAGGTAAGTAGAAATAAATAATTCATCATTATTGACATACCCACCTGTTTTACGTATTGTAGGGAGAACCTCGGATGTTACCCACTTGCGAAACTTCTTTGCGTTCGGTTTATCACTCCGAAGAATAACCGCATATAAGCCGCTCTCTGTAATGAAATTTGTTTCTCCTGCACGCCCTAAGTCTAACTTAGTGCGTTCATCTTCATCTAACCTCTGCGCGACCATTGTAGGGTTACTCATTTCCAATGCCCTGCAAACATCAACAAGGCAAAACATCGGTTCATCATCTACCATGGTCATTCTAATCTGTCCGAATATTGGATTCTCAAATACCTCAATGCTGTTTTGAATCTTAAGCATAAGTTGTGATTTTTTCATTCGTGTCTACCTCCATACATTTTTATCTGAATAAAAAAGAGGAAACCTCTTGTGAAATCACATTGGTTTCCTCTTTCGTACAGTATGGCGTTCGAGTAAGTAATCCGCATCTTCACGGATAAAGTTGTTTCCTTAGTAATAAGGATAGACTATTTTTGATTTTGTGTCAATCCACTTTTGAATTAAAATAAGCCGTGTTTCCACGGCTTAAGTATCATTTATCTTTCAATTTTTACTGTAACCAAGTATATGTATATGCTTCATCAACATATATCTTATAACTGCTCGGATAGATCGTATCGTAATTTGAATCGTACGGAAAACTAAATGAAAAATAATCTGTATCTCCATTCTTTTCACATTCTGCATAATGATAATCATATTTGATCAAGTTGCCAGATGCATCATACATTACGCAAGAAATTTTCACAAATGAAAAATCTTTTCCGGAATCGTTTGTAGCTTCAACCGTAACATTATCTGCTCCAATGTCCGATTGAACCATTATATTGCGAACATCACAAACAGCATTTGTTGCTTCATCAACACTCAACGACATTTTATAGTTATCATAAGAAACATCGTTATAATCAGAATCGCTCGGTGCGTCAAAATAAAGAACACATTCCTTACCGGATTCAAAAGCTCTGTTACAATCGCTTTTGCTATCCAGCATTTTACCGTTTTTGTAGTATACAAGTTTTGCGTCCAGATCAACATTTACCTTGTTGTTGTTTTTCAAGATAGCAACAACTCCATGACCACTATCTTGGTATTCAATTGAGATGTTTTTCTTTACCTTGTTCGCATTAAAGGAAGAAGTGACGGTAACTTTGCAAGAAAGCGTTTTCTTTGCAATTTTTGCTTTTACGTACGTCGTTCCTTCTCCAACCGCCAGAACCTTTCCAGACTTATTTACAGAAGCAACATATTTATTGCCACTACTCCATTTAGCAGTTTTCCTCATTCCGCTTATCTTTAATGTTGCGGATTCTCCAATTTTTAAATTAAGAGTCTTTCTGCTTAATTTGATAGTTGCCGCCTGTGCAACAATCTGTTTCCCATCTGCATTTTGGATTGGCATAGCCGAAATCAAAACGGCAAATGCCAACCCCATCGCTACTAATAATTTTTTTGTGCTTCTCATAATGACTCCTTTCTTGTGATATGATTTATTTAGAATTATATCACGTTCTATTATAGAAGTCACTAAAAAACATATACATTGTCTCCGGTTCGATTGTAATGTTCTCTACCATAATCCCTTGCAGCTTTTCCTATGTCGCTTGTAGTAATTCCGAAATTTTTCTGTAAAATAGCTTGCAATAACTGATTTTGCTGTCGCAATAAGGAAACCTCTTGCGCAGATGTTGAATTGATAGCATCTTTGATTCCAGTAATTTCTTGGCTTCCTGCGACCGCCGGCTTACCTCCGACCGTTCCCATAAGTTCCGGAAGCCCGTTTTCTCCAACCGTTGCTATGCTATATTTATCCATGAAACCGCCCGTTGCATAAGCCTTTACTTTAGGTAGGCTCACTTTCGGCACAAGATCGACTCCGCTCCACTTTACCTTTGCTACTTTAGCCGCCGCAGAAACAACACTGTTGAACCCTCTCAAAACGGTATTCACTCCACCGATCAATGAATTTATTGCTGTTTCAATTCTTGAAATTACGGTGTTCATTGCCCCGGCAACACCACTTTTCACGCTATTCCATAATTTGCTGAATATTTCAGCTACACTTTCTTTCATCTTCGAGAAAGCATTTTTTATCGGGGTGGTTACATGTTCTTTAAACCAACTAGAAACACTATTCCACGCCCCGGTTACCGCTGTCTTTGCCGCGCTAAAAGCTTTCTGAATAGATTCTTTTGCTGAGCTAAAAGCATTCTTGATAGGTGTTGTAACATGCTCCTTAAACCAACCGGAAACCACCGCCCATACCGATTTTACAGTTGTCCATAGAACCTTGAATGCAGTTGATACTGCCGATTTCAATAATTCAAAATTCTTCTTTATTGGCTCTATTACCTTTGATTTAAACCAATCAGAAACAACAATCCATACAGCCTTGACAATGATCCACAATCCTTCAAAGATTTGACCAACTCTTTTCGAAAATCCTTGGAAAAATGAAACAATAGGAGTTATAACATTAGTATTGAACCATCCAGAAACTGTTTTCCATACACCGGATATATCTTTCCATAAAGAAGAGAAAAAACCGGAAACAGATTCCCATAATCCCTTAAAAAAACCGCTTATTGGCTTAATCACATTAGTATTAAACCAATCTCCTGCTTTTGAGAAAATTCCTTTTATTTCTTTCCAATGATCCTTGACTACTACAGCCGCCGTTGCAACACCGGCTACTATTCCTGCGGTAATCGCTGCAGGTGCTGCCGCTACCCCTAAAATAACCGCTCCGACTGCCGTAATCGTAACTCCGACAAGCATAAGTGCTTCATTAAGCCAACTGAATCCGTTCTTTAACATGGTCACAAAGTTTGATATTGCAGTAAATGCGCCAATCGCAACAGAGCCAATCCCGGTTATAGCTTTTGCTACTGGGCTGATAAAAGAAAGTGCGCTCTCTGCCGCACCGCTACCGAATAAAGCTTTGACACCAGCTGAAACAGTTGTTCCAAGTGTAGCAAACGCCCCACCTATTTTTTTTGACAAAGCGGTAGACAATACTGCCGAGATTCCCTCATTTGCCGCAATTTCAACGCCAAGCCTTGATGCAAGTGAACCAGCTATTGCTTTTGAAATGGAAGTCCCTATGATTCCAAGCGCGGTGTTTGCAAGATGCAATCCAAGGATTTTTTTGATTGTCAGCGCACCGATGATAATTCCAACCGTCTTTACGTCTAAGTTGCTTAAAAACTCCTTTGCTCCGTTCCAAACATCCTTCCAGGAAATTTTACTTAATGCCGTAGTGACCGCATCAAATGCCCCTTGTGCCCATGCATTAAGCGTTTGAGCCAATAATGCAAAGTCAAAGTTTTGGAAAAACTTGTTGATTCCGTCTGCGATTGAATTTCCAAATTGTTTCCAATTAAACGTTGTGCCAAACGAATCTAATCCATGAAGCACAGTGTTTAATGAATTTGCAATCAGTTTTCCGGTTTCTCCGAAAAGCGTTGTACCTTTCTGACCCTCAAATAGCCCATTAAGGAATTTTGCAAGCCCGCTACCAAAGCCGGATGCTTTGGCGTATACTTCATCCCACTTGATACCTTTCATCGCATTGATAAGGGAACCGGATATTGCCTTTCCAAGTCCTTCAAGGTCTTTGATGTTGCTTTTGAATTTCTTAAAAATGGTGTCGGTCTGAACCAACTTTCCGGTATCTCCGCCACCGGAACCGCCAGAACCAGAACCGCCACCACTTCCACTTCCACCACTTCCAGAACCAGAAGTGTTATCTTTACTCTGTTTCGAAATAACTTTTAATTCATCAAATGCACGCGTTGCCTGTTGGATTTCCTTTTTTGCTTTCTTGGCATTCTTTGCGATACCGCCTGTGTTTTTCCCTGCGTTTCCTGCGGCATCGCTTAAATCGTCCATGCCATCAGACGCGCTTCCAATATCGTCAGCAAGACCGCTGATTCCTGCTCCTTTGCTTGCTTCATACTTCCATCCGAAGATAGAACCTAAAGCATTTGTTACCATTTCCGCAAAAGAAATAACCTTCTGCAGAACTGAGTTAAGTACCTTGATAAACGGCTTAAATGCATTGATTAAACCACCACCAACAACCGCTCCAAGTGCTTTGAAGTTCTCTCTAAGCATGGTTATCTGGTTATGCCATGTCAATATGTTATCGTAAAGGCTTTTTATCCTCTACTTCTTATGGTTTCCCATAAGTTCGGCGTACATTTTCAACCACAGCATTGTGGCTGTCGGATACTCTTGGGGATATTATATTCTACACTCTTTCCATAAGAAAAGAGCATAGGTTCAATCCCTACGCTCTACAATGTGCTATAACTTTTATTTTATAGCCTTATCTCGGTATTAGCTTATTGACTTATCCACTTATAACCATAAGCAGTTCGCCCCTCTTGGTCGATTACATTATGTATTGCTTTGTAATTAACTCCAAGAGATTCCCCTGCTTCGGATATTCTATCGAACACTCTTATAATCTCTCTGGTTTTCGCATCCACTTGCGCAATTTTTCTTCCTTTTTTGCGCTTTTTATAGATGCTCAAATCTTTTATTGGAAAATCTTCTTCGTATACAAAAATATATCCATTTGCCGACTTATAGGTATTTGAAAGCACACCGGAAATAGTTGTTCTATTTGCTCCGGTAATCCTAGCCGCCTCCTGCAAACTTTTAAATTTCTGTATAAAATTTCCTTCCATATCACATTGAATAATGCTTCTCATTCCGTTAGGTTCCGGCTTTCTATAGGTTTTCGCTCCGTTTGATTCATACTCATCCTCAAACATGAACATATAGCCCTTTGTCTGCCGCCTTTTTCCTTTACAATTAAGCAGAACATCCGTATTATTAAATCCGTCAATTTCTGCATCCATTGCACTATCATAACGCTTAATGTACCGTCCGTCAAGCGTCAGCAAAACAACTGCCCTGGCGTTATGATACGGCGCGCCTTTCCCACCTTTGGTCATATTATAGCCATCTCGATAGGTGTTAAATTTTTCAATGTAATACTTTTCCAACTCACAGGCTCCATCTTCGCTTTCACACGTTTCGATGATTTCCCATGAGAAGTTGTCAAACCCGAATTCTTTAATTGCTCTATGAAAGTCGCAATCTTCTTTTTCGTAGCACCTTTGATGTTGCCACACTCTGCTATGAAAATCACAAGTTTGACCGACATAAGATTTTCCGTTTATTTTATTTGTTGCTTTGTAGATATAATATGTTCGCATTAAATCACCTCAAACATATTATACAAAAATGTTCGTGCTAAGTCAACTTAGCCTTCACCGATTTTACCCGATTTTTCATCGACATATTGCTATGCCGCGCGACACATGAAACAAAAGTTTCGTTTATCGGCTGTTCTGGCAAAGTCTCCGGTAATATTGGTTGTATGCGCAAGCACATACTGATAACGCAACATGGCTTTTTGAGCCTGTGTCATTGATGAAATGTTCGCATCAAGTCCTTGCTTTAATGCCCATTCCTTTAATGTTGCCTGCGTCAAGTCGATACCATAACGCCGCATAGGTGCCGTAGTACCAGAAAATACAGATTGCAAACTCTTGGCAATATCTTCTTGGCTTACATCGTAGAATGAAGCCATATCTCCGGCTAATTCTGTCAACCGGATGGACATTTTTGCCATTTTCCCCTGTGGAATGTCAAGGGCAGTTCCCATGGCTTGGAAACGGCTTGCAAACTGTTTCGCGGACAATTCAGACATGCCAAATTTTTCAATGGATGTTTTTGCGAAATTGTTAATTAGGCTTTCATACTGCCCGAATGTCTGCCTTACAACGTTCTCAACCTCTGTCAGTGAAGATGATATGTCAATGGCGTCTCCAAGTAGCCTAAATCCGCGAAATAAAGCCCAATACGTTGCATACACTTTTCCGATTGCAGACGCAAGGGAAAACGACTTCTTTGCTACAACGGATGCACTTGAACTAAATCCGCTAAATGAGCTTGTGATGCTTTTTGCCGCTGTTCCTGCCGCTCCACCGGTACGTGATAATTTTGCCAATGCATTTGTCATGTCAATAATATTCCGGCTTACGCTAGGGGCTTTCGACAATTCGGACATAAGCTGTCGCATTGCAACCGCAAGTTTTGGTATATTCTCGATAGCCTTTGTTGAGCTTGTATAGCCAAGCTGTTTGATTCCTCCGGCTAATTCCGATAACCCTTGCACCGATTTTGACATACCGGAAAACGAGCTTACCGACTTTGAAATCTGTCGCATCGCTCCGGCTGCTGCATTTATCTTTCCTGTGTCAATGTTGCTAAGCGTTTTGATGTTTCTTGCAAGAGTCGAGAATGACCTTGAATCAACACTGCGCATGGCACTCATTGAGTTTGACAATCGGTTTACTCCGGTTGATAACCGGTTAATTCCGCTAGAATCTATGCTTTGCAAGGATGAAGATAGTTTTCCTAACCTTGTTATCAGCGCATCAATCTGACCATTAGCCTGTCTTGCCTGTGCTTGAATCTTGACCTCTAAGGTTTCTAATTCCAACAGTTCCACCTCCTTTATGTAGTTTTAGAAAAAGGCGGTAGGATTTGACCCCTACCGCCCTTGAATTACTTTTTCAGTTTTCCCTTTTTCAGAAGAGAAATCATCTTTGAATTTTCCTCTGATGTAAACTTAAAATTGGAAAATCCGTTCTTTTTTGCGATTTCCGCACGATGTTCTTTTGACACATCATCTTCCCCAACCGCTTTTAATGCTTCTACGATTGAGCTAGAATTTCCGGTATACTTCGGATAATACTTACCCTTGCTTTTCTTTGCACCGCTTACAACAATCGCTGTGTGCCCTTTTATGCGTGTCACAAGAATATCTCCGTTGTGAAGAATAAACCCGGCATGATAAGAACCCATATCATCAAACAAGCCGGATTTCAAAATTACCGGTCGTTCATTAGATGTATTGAAATCTCCCACATCCTTGCCGGATGCATAGATAATACAAGCACGTACAAGGGACGAACAATCGCATTCCGTCTTGACCTTTGTGTTAATGCCATGTTTAATGACTCCGTAGCGTTCCGATTGGTCATAGCCGATATTTTTATTGTCAGATGCAATCTGCATAGCTTCGGCTAACTTCTCCGCAACCTTATTATCCTTTGCTCTTAACACATTCCATCCCTTAGAATGGTTGTAAAACTTCTGCGTAGACACTTCCTGTCCGGTCTGGTCTCCGGCTTTTCCGCCAGAATAGCAGTTTCCGTGTTCATCGTGTCGCGCACTTCCGATAATTACTGCCATGGTAATACCTCTTTTCTTAAACTATCTTTGGCTTTGGTAAATGTGATTTCCTTGATTCAGCCGCCCATGCTTCTTCCGCCTTAAGCATTTCTCGTATCTCAGCATCGGGATCGTCCGTATTCTGCTTTTCGATGGAATCATAGCAAGTTTCTTTCACGTACTTACTATTACCCTTGCCGAATGTCGCGTCTATTGCGGTCACAAGTGCTGACGTTGCATATCTTCCGAACCACATATACATTTCCATGTCGCGTTGCTTCCATTCTGCCTTATATGCATCCACATAAGGCTTAAGCAACTCTGGATTCATCATATCTATATCATCAATGGAAAATCCGTAGCCTTTCGTTACCACAAGGTAAAACGGACGGATTTCCGCAACGTAATATTCCCATGTTAATTCTTGGCTTTCGCTTTGGATGGGGTCTTTTTCTTCTCCTGCTTCTGCTCCTGTGCTCTCTCCAACGACTCCATCATCTGCGCTAAAAAACCGTTTGTCATCATTTCCTCCTGCATATCAGCGAATAAATCCATGCAGTTAATCTCGTTTGTATCAATCGCATCATAGAGAATGTCGGACACCTTCTCAAGCTGCTCATCGTAGCCTTCGTTTGTTTTGTAATCATATCCAAATTCTTCATTGTGATGCATCTGCAATCCCACAAGAAGCGTCTTAGGAAGTGTTTCAAGAAGAATATCTTCCATAGAAGAAATATCTTCCATGTCCTGTGTCTTCATAATATCCTGTAAGATATGTGATTTTAATGATGGTCTCGTTGCAAACTGAATTGTATATTCTTTTCCACCTAATTTAACTTTCATGTTTTACCTTGCCTTTCTGCCCTATATTGGCAAGGGGCAGTGTTGCCACCGCCCCATTGTTGCTTATCTCATTGCTTCAAGTTCTGCTATCGACCGATCATCCTCGCCTACCGGTGCGGTCGATTGCTCGTCCGATAGGCTTTTTACCCCACCACTGTTACAGTGAATGTTCCATCGTTGTTATCAACGACTTTCAGCTTATCCGTAACAAGCTCTGATGCTGTGCTTGGGATAACAGTTGCGGTCATTTCAAGGATTTCATCTACACCGCCTACATCATTCGGTGTTGCGGTAACAGTTCCGGTGTATGCGTATTTTGCCACGCCACCGATTCCATCTGTGCCGTACAGGTGGATAATGTCAACCTTTTTATCTCCCAGCTTTTCGATGTTTTCCAGATATTCTTTTGCAAGGTTTCCGGTGATTTCCCTGGAATCCGCTGTCTTAATACCTTTCTCAAATGTCTGCTGTGGGTCTTCCATCGTGGTTGACTCAACCGTGTTTGGTGGAGATGCCGGAGATGGAATAGACTTTGCAGCAAGTAAAAGGTTGTAAGTCCCTGCAAAGTCGGCTTGTTCCGCTGTGTGCTCTTTAATAATCACACGCGACTTATAACTTGTTGATGCCATGATTTTCTGCTTCCTTTCTGCCTTGCGGCTATGCTAAATTTTCATACGCTCCAATAATTCTCGATACGCGAAAAGTTGCCGTGCGCACTTGTTTGGAAATTGCGAACACAGCATTTGACACATCAAAATTCTTTGATTTAAAAAAGGACACTGCATACTCTGCAATGTCCTTAATCTTTTCCCTTCTTCCTTTATTTGTTATTGTAATTTGAAATGTTGGGCGAATTGCGTTAATAAAATAAGACTCTGTATCTCTCCCGGCTTCTGTAAATCCAATCTGTTGTATAAGAAGTGTTGGAAAAACAGGTGTTCCGTTCGATTCCTCGTCCTGCGTTACCTTGATTCCGCTTTCTTTGCTTTCCATGTAAACTTTCAACAATCGGTAAACGGTATCTTCAAAATCAAGCGCCCAACCATTTAACTCATTTTCCACCGAATACCTCCCTCGCAATCTTTACATACTGTTGAATAATCTGTTGTTCCGCATTATACATTGGCATTGTGGCTTTGATACCGTGGGTATAACGCCATGTTTCGGTCTTATCGTCCCAATAGTACCAACCATCTTCAAAAGCGTGTATTTGTCCCGGATATGTGCCGACACCGAATCCAAGTTCTGGTGCTTTCGGGTTCTCTTTGGAGTTATAAAAAATACCGGCTCCAAACTCTACCGCCAACAAAGTATAGAACGGTTCTCTATCTTCTGATGTTACCGTTTTTCCGGTCGCAATCAGAATCGCGTTTGAGGTCATTAACTGTGGTGCTTTATCTACCCTTACCGTTATCGTGTTCCCGATTGGAGATTTCGATATTTGTTTTATTGCCACCGTCTGACCTTCCTGTGCAAGCCTAGAAACAAGTAAATCGCATTTAGACTGTAAACTATTGCGGTACTTTTCTAACTCCTTTATGGCGTCTTGTATGGATTTAGAGGATAATGTCATTGAAATAGTTTTCTTTGCCACGCAATCACCTACTTAATATTCTTCCGAAGCAAAAATAAATCTGTGGTCAGTCCTTCGTCTGCAACGCCTTTTACGATGTAGTCTGCGGTTTCTGAATCCACAAGCCCATCATCAGTGCGTTTTACTTCCGAACGCTTCCACACTACATCGCCGGCTTTCAGTGGCAAATATCCTTTATCCGTAACAAGCTGACAGTATGATGTACTATCATCAATTCCAAACTCTTTCACAAGGGCTTCTGACAACTTATTGCTGATATTAGCTTGGAATGTCGTAGGCTCTGAAAATCCTTCAGCTTCCTCGCCTTTTGGAATCTTGTTTCCTTCTGAATCTAAATAAGGTACAAAGTTCCCATCGGAATCCTTGTACCCTTCATAGACAATATCTCCATTTTCGTCAGTTTGTGGGATGAATACCCTCTGACCGGATTGCGAATACTTCATTTCCTGCTTGTTAATGTCAAGCATTGTTGTTTTCCTCCGGGATTCCGGCAACACTTGTCAGAAGCGATAACACTCCGGCAAGGACTGATGCAGAAAGAACATATTTCCAATCCACCGCACCCATAAATGCCGCCGTTCCAATTCCAGCAATCGCCGCCTGCGCAACAGTCTTGATTGCTCGGATTCCGGCTTTCTTAGTCCAATCCTTCCAATTCCTCATGGCTTTTATCTCCTTTCCCTATATGAATCTCTTCAATCTCATGTTTCATTTTCGTAACCATTCCGTTTCCACCTAACGCATGGTACGCATCATACATCTCACAGAAGTTCTGATAGGCATATGACGGTATTTCTCCGATTCTGGTGTACTTTGCATGGTATTCAATAAGCTGGACGCGCAAAAGGAGCATTGTTCCTTTACTGTTCGCGTCCCTGCTTTTCTTTTGTTGTTTAAGAAGCCAAACTATATATCCAAGCACTATCGGAAGTGCCACAAGATAAGTTTGAATCAAAATACTTTTCATTTGAATCTCCTTTTGACGCACTGCCCACCACCGCTTAATGTGCGCCGCCTGCAACCATTTTACAGACACCGGCAATATGGTCACGCTCAATCTTCTTTAATTACATTGCTTTTACAAACGGAAACACTCCAACAAAAAGGCTTTCACGGTCTTTCCATGTTCGGCTTACTCCATTTTCGGAATAACTTGCCATGTAAGCTTCGCCGGCTTGTGAGCGGTCGTACACTGCCAAATTGACCATAATGTTTTCATAATTCTTAACGTCACTGTCAATCTGGTCTTGCGTGTATGTGTCCGGGTAGTTCCGTCTGCTGATAATCTCTTTTCTTGCCTGCTCTAAAAGCTGTTCAATCAAAGGGTTACATTCTTTTTCATCAAACACAACTTTATCGGACTTTTCCCCGGTCGCTTCGTCCTCTACCTCTTCTATATGAAATTGTTTTAAACGAATCTTTACCTGTTCGACAAGCGTGTATGACATAAGCGATCTCCTACAGATTAAATTTTGCAATCAGAATTTCTTTCAGTTCCGCGCCACTTGTTGCTTGTGCGTTTTCAATCCCCTGCTCCGCGGCAAGTTTTTGCAAGTCTGCGGTACTCATTCTGTTGATTTCGGTCTTTGTATACCCAACGGAAGATACCGGAGGATTACTATCCGGTACCTCTTCTCCTGCGTTATACCACTTACCATTATGAATCACTATATATGGATATTTCATAGTTGCACCCCCTACTCTTCGCTATGAACCTCATATACGAATGTACTATCCATATTCTCATATGATGGAAGAACAACCTCGGAAGCAAATGTTGACATTTTCATAGGTGGTCCATACTCTGTCTTTGTAGCGACTGTAATACCTACACCATATGTTGTTACATCTACATCAGCTACCTGCCTCGCAGTTCTTTCTTCCGGTGTGGTGCCAAACCAAGTGCTGCCAAGGCTGCCTTCTGGAAGAAGTGTAACCTTGTTATCCGGGTAGAAGTACTGCTCTTTGCCATCATCATCAATGTACATCTTATCGTAAAGTACGATAGTGAGCTTTGCTCTCTTCTGCACTACTGAAATAACAGTATCATCGTCAACCTCAATAGTTGCCGTAAGGTTCTGTGCAAGGATTGAGTTTCTTATCTGTGCATTATCAAACAGATATTGGAATGTATTGCTGTTCATAAGTGCATATCTAGCAATCTTACCCTGCTTCTGCAACTTCTTTCTTGCGTTGTTAAGGTCTGTAAGTGGCTTTGAATTAGCTGTGTCGCTCCACATGCTTGTGCCGGATAACTTTGCGTAATGGTCTTTTGCGTATGAACCATCCTTGTCATAATCGTAAGCATACTGAACGCCATCACTTACAATAGCAATTACCGGATGACCTGCATTTGTAGAAAGAAGTGACATTCTCATACGCTCCGGTACAACTTCTGCACCGCTTACAAGGTTGTTAGTATCGTCATATACGCTTGATAAAGCACTTGCAAGGTAAGGGTCGTCTTCTGATTGAATACGCTCGATTTCAAGCATTTCCTCTTCACCAACTGTCATTCCCTCGCGGAAAAATGCCATCTGTGTTTTTTCCTTACTTAATCCGCCTCTAGCTCTAAGAGTTGGGATTGTGTCAAAATTAGATGGCGCAAGTGAAACCGGCAAACCCTTGTGTGTCTTAATCCAACTTAAATCAAGTCCCTGCTTCTTTCTTTCTGGAAACCACTGTAAACCAAGATAAGGTATCTGATTACTAGCGTTTTCTGTTGCCGATAATGCAATAGACTTACTGTCTAATACTTCATTAATTAACATCTATTTACCTCCTGTTATTATTCAAATACAATCATTGGAAGAGCTGTTTTAACTGCTGCGTCATATGTAACGCCGGAATTTGCTTCTGCTACTTTCGTGTTAAGGTATGCTTTCTTGAGCAGTACTCCTTGTGGTCTGTCCTCTGTTACATCAAATCTCAAAATGCCCACTACTGTAGCTGTATTGTCAGCCTTGCCATTTGCTCCGATTGGAGTACCTGCTTTGACAATCCTCTTGCCCTGTGCGTTTTTAGTTGTTACGCCATCAAAATCAAGTGTTAATGGGATTGCTTCATTAGGCTCTCTCTTTAAAATCTGAACATCTCCTGCGTATAAAGTTTTTTCATACTGCATATTCATTTCCTTTGCCATTTTTTACCTCCTGTTATTGTTGAATGTAATGTGATAAAACGTCATTGTTCTTAGGTGCATTAGATATAAGGCTTTCTGCTATCTTTTCAGCATTTGTCTTATTATCTGCACCGGCTTTATTACCGCCAGCCGCGCCACCGCCCGGATTCGTACTGCCTTTTGCAATCTCCTGCTCCTTGGCTTGTGCTGCGGCGGTCTCTTTTTCAGAGATAATCTTTCCAAGAACGTCATAATCAAAACTGCCATCGTCTTTTACGATTTGTGTTGCCTGCTCTGCGGTAACATTAAATTTAGATGCGGCATTGGCTCTCTGCGTGGCTATTGCCTGCGCTTTTTCAAGTTCCGCGATTCTCGCATTGGCTTTTTCAAGGTTCTTATTTGCCTGCTCGACTTCCGTGAGCTTTCCCTGTTCGATATCATCGAGTTGCTTCTGCAACTCTTCAGCTTTGTCAGCCTTTGCCTTGTACTCGTCAACCTTTGCTTTGGCTTTCTGTACGGAACTTCCGTAATCTGCCATGATCTTGTCCGCGTTTTCCTCACTTAATCCCATAGCAATCAGATCTTCTCTCTTCATTCATTACCTCCGATATGTCATACGAATTTTTATACGGTGCAACGACACCGAACGACATTGTTGATTTTTACGCTCACAACTTTGCGAATTTTTATAAAATAAAAACAGCCACCGATTACTCGGTGACCGTCTTATCTTTGTTTGTCTGGCTCTGTGTGCCATCTGTATTCATTTTATTTATCAATTCTTGTGCTTTCTGTTCTTGCGCTTCCACATCATCAATCGTTTTCCACAGATTATCCAAGTATGGCTTTGACAACAGGAATGTCTTTTCCGCATCTCCCCAAAGTCCAACAGACTTAATTGCTACAAGTGGATGAATACCAGCTTGTAAAAGTTGATATAATGTCTGTGACTTTGTGTACATATTGTCTTGCGGGCTATGGTTAATCTGAACATCAAAGTCGCGCAAACTCAATCCCAAATCGTGATCCTGTATACGAATCACATTCAAAACAACTTTAGCAAGTCTTTTTTCAGCCGACTTTACAATTGGGTCTTTCAGTTTGGCTCTCGACTTTGAGAAATCCCATCCGTTTCTAAGCTCAACCGCTCCCTGTGTATCTCCACCGGAATTATTGTTATTCTTATTTGGTATAGCAAGAATGGACTGTGCATTATCCCACAAATCATCCTTTGCGACTTGGCACTCTGTCTGATTCAGCTCTTGTGTCATAATATCAACATCTGATTTATTCTGTTCATTGTTGGATTTTACAGTCAGTGCATGGGAAATCTTCATTTCTTCAAAGGTTTTCGGGTCGATTTCGCAATTTACAAACTTTATCCAAAACTGAACAAACTGCTCAACACCATCCATTCGGTTTGACTGCATCGTATTGATTGCATCCAATAGTCCGATCACAAGCTCAATATCAGAAATTCTCTCATGGTTGTTAGGGAATTCAACAATCGGGATTCCGCCAAAGCCATGTAGTTGCCAATTTTGAACCTTTCCGTTCACAATCTTGCACTCGTAAGAGTCCGTGTAGCATAGTTTATACATCTGCCCATCGGCATCCTTAAGCTCTTGGATTGCTAAAAGTGGTTCTTCTGTGGATTGACTGTAGATAACAAACGTATTCATCGGTGTCGGTGCAACAATTCTAAATGGTATATCTCCATTTTTTGTAATCTGCACTGCCTTAAATGACGTTCCGGTTGCTGATTGCCATTCTCCTGCCTTAATGTCCTTTTCCTGCTTATTAGCATCGGTCAGATAATCGTTAAATTCATCAACCGCATTGTTTATCCGATCATCGTCTTTCCTGCTGATAAGCTGAATTGGCTCACCGTAAGTCTGACCAACCTTAAATTGAACAATCTCATAGGCATGGTTTTCAGATACCTTATTGGTTATATCCGCATTTTGTACCTTTGTTCGGTACAATACAGGCTGATCGCCCTTGTAGTAGTTCCAAAGATACCGAATGATCGTCTTGTTGAAATAAAATGCACCAATGCAGTTTCCGACAACATTTACGATATTGTCTGCAGTAATCTGTTCTACGTTAGCATATGCAATTTTTCTTCCGTATCTTCCTTTTACAAGGTCATGGAAATACTGTGTATTCTTCATATAAATAAAACTCCACTACTGCAAGCGCGTTTCGGTATTGGCTTCGTTTCAATCTTGCCTGTTGCCACGCGATAAATCACAATATGATTGCATTTTTTACATTTACACGGATGGTCTATCGTAGATCTCCCATCATAATGTCCGGCAATTCTTCCGCAATCCGGGCAATATATAGTTACTTTTTTCATAGCAACCTCTTTCTTGTAAATAAAAAACACTGCCATTTCTGACAGTGCCTTTTACGGGTTATATACTTTGGGGGTTGTAGAAATTTGTTTTTCTACTCTTTTAGTATATCATGCAAGTTTTGGGAAATGTTGTGAAAGAGTGTGAACTATTGTGCACTTTTATGCACTCTTTTCAGAATAAAGTTGTCCATAACGTCTTTCAAACTCCTGCAATGCTCTTTTCCTAAGTTTCATAATGTTCCTGTAGGAATATTTCATTTCGACGGAAATCAGGTTCCAATCTTTTCCATTGACATAATGTGATGAAAGCACGATATATACATCTGTATTATCCATACTGTCGATTTGTGATATAATAATCCGTCTTTTATCAACCAATTCATCTACAAGCGTCTGAATCTCATTCTGCAGATCAACAATCTTCGATACAGCGTTCCCCATTTTGTCGGGATTTCCGGATGATTGCACATCCACCTCTTTCGGAGATATAGATATAGAAGTTGCCATATCGGATAGCCTCTTGATTTCTTCCAGCTTATTTGCAATCGCATGGTCAATTCTGCTTATCTGTGAAAGATATTTGTCTGTTGTCATATCCTAATACCTCCTAAATGGGTTTACTGCCGCTTCTACCTTTGCGGTATTGTTTGGGTTCTCTATAAACATTTCAAGCTGGGTTAAACCGTCTGCCGCATCGTCATGTTCATTACCGCCAATACTTACAAACATAGAAAGTTCATCCATAGCCGCTTGATATTCGTCATTTCTGTAATATCTTGTTACTCCAAGATCTGAATCTTTCTTCATTTGTTCCTGCGTCGGTCGGTGAGTATCAAGAAATATGAATTTTCTCTTAACATCACCGGAATACGCTATGATCTTCGACAACTTTTCAACCTTGTTTGGGGCTTTTCTGCTTGTGCATGAACATTTATAGTCCTGTTCCTGTAACTTTTCATCTACATATTGGCAATACAGATCTCCCCCGGTATTCCCCTCAAATCTTGTCTGCCGAATCTCATTCCCGATAATTCGTCCAACAACAAGAGGAATTGTTACCTCTTTCGGACCTTTGTTGAATACCCAATCGTAAATATAAACATCACCGTTTTCATATTCTGCCCCAATCGGCATTGACAAGCTATCGCCGCCGCCCCAGGCAACATCCACAACTCCTATGCGCCGGAAATCTCCATCCGGCAGGATTCCGTTAAATAGTCTCAAATCCGTATAAAGCAATCCCTCGCGGACATATGGTTGCTGCATAAACTTAGCCATCCATTCGGCATTGTCGAGCTTATCTCGCATATCCCGATAGTATTCCGTGGAAAATCCGTTGATTTCATACGCAAAATTGCTTTCGTCATTTTCATTAAGTGCCGGAATCTTACGGAATCGGTATTGTGGATCATTCTCATATTGCTTTCTCATTCGCTCCAATGGATCTAAAACATTCCAAAGAGTACCGACCATCAATTCCCTTGCGCCGTCATTTTTACGGTCAACCATCTTGTTTAGGTACTCTTGATATGTGTTTTCCATTCGAGTAGGACTTAATGAATGCTCTCGATCACGAACCAAGTCATCGACATACAAATATCCATCTTTTGAAACATCGACCGCTCCTGTCCATGTTCCATCAATACCACGGCACGTTACGGTTGCAAATCTGTCCGGATCTCCAAGCGTAATTGTAAATTCATCAGCACTCTTGTCTGTCGGAAGTGCTGCGTTTGCGTATTCCGGATGCCAATAAGCAAAAAGTTCAGCAAAGGTATATTCTTCCGTGGTAAAAAGATTCATCAGTTCTTTGTAAAATCCTTTTGCCAAAATACCAGAGTGACCACCCATAGCACTATGGCTGTTTGGTCTGCGCAAAGCCACCCACGATAGGAAGAAAATACAGATGGTCGATTTACCGACACGCGATGGCATTGATAATCCGTAAAATTTAATCTTCCGGTTTTCCAAATCTTCAAGATCTTGGGCAACTATATTCAGCGTCTTTCGGCGTGGATAATAAAACCGTTTACTCCAATTCCTTTTTCGCTCCATAAAGTAGATGAAACTCTCAAAACGATAAAAGCTCTCTAACCGCAAGACTTCATAGAACTGATCCACAAGTTTATATCCGCCTTTAATGTCGTGATTCTGCGCATATCGTTCAAGTTCCCATATGCTACCGCCCGCATTTTTCTGCGTATATTCGTTGATTAAAGCCTTTGTTCTTTCGGTTATAGTCAATCCGTAGTCAACATCTTTTTCTGTCCGAATAGCCACATTGCACGCTTTCAAAAGGGCATCTATTACCTGTTCATCAACGCCTTTTCTCTGTATGTAGTTTTCATATCCATTTACTGCATTGATTAACTGCTTTGAAGCCAAATAAAAAGCACCTCCGCAAAAGCAGAAGTGCCTTGACCTCTGCCTATAATTTTTCTAGGTTAGCGACTACAATCAATCTGTAGCCGGTAATATCGTTTTAGCTGTAATATACTGTTTTGTGGCACAACGGACATTCACACTTGTAGTTGTCACCTTCTATTTGATTTCCGCAATATTGATATTCAGTCTTTTCCGCTTCAAAAATGGTTTTACAATTCTTGCACTCAAACTGTAAAGGCTTTCTTTCGTATCTCAAATTGCCATTTCTAATTATTTTCATTTCCAATGCACCTTGAACCCTTTCTTTTTATACTCCCCTACGGCTTTTTTAAGGCTCATATCGTCCTCATACTTTTCATTCAGCATAATCACCACATTACCTTTTTCAATGCCATATATGTTGCAATTTGCAAGTTTCTTAGCCGTTCCAAGGATAGCTTTTGCCTGCTTGCGGCTCATTTCATAGGTTTTTGTTCCCATATTAACAGTCATTTCTCATAAACCTCTCAAAATCTTTCCTGCGCTTAGGGCATAAGTCAATTTGCTTTGTCTTTGTGCAATAGTATTCGTCCAATATAATACTGTCTATACCGTCTCTACTTATAACCGGTTCTATTCTCCCTTGTTCAATTTCTGCAAATATTTCTCTGAAACGCATAGGTCTTTTTAAATTTACGGTTCTTAGATAAGGGAACATTCGGTCATACCATATTTTAGGCTTTTCTATTTCAGCACCGCACCTGTCGCAAGTGTGCCATTCTTTTTGATGTTTCATAAAATCCCTCGCTTACAAATCAAGTTTATTCAAATAATCTGTTCCACTATTTTTAAGCGCCTTCCTAATGCCGTTAATCATATTAGCCATTGTCTGTTCGACTTCCTTTATCTTTTCAACGTTTCCACCGCATTGTAATGATAAATATCTTTTCTGCCAAGCGTTTGCATTTACAACTATACTATTGTGGACATCTTTCTGCGTAACCATCATTCCACCGCCTTTCAAACTAATCCTAGCATATTCAAAATATCAAGTTCCGATGTCTGTGTTGTTTGAATAGTGTTTTAACATTGGGAGTCCGTGTCTTTTTCATAAAATATGCACTCTTTAGGGCATATAACTGGGTAAACAAAATAACAATCACTTTTCTCATTCACGCATGTGTAAGTCGCGCCAAGCACTCCTCAACTTAACATTCCGCAATATTTACAATCTGTAGGTTTCTGAAAAAGTATATTTTGTAATAATTTATTCATTCTTCCACCACCAAACTATTTATGATTCTTCCACCAAAACAACACTTTCCCATATGGTATAGTATGCGTTCCGTGCATAAATTCTTCTGAACCCTCATAAACAATTACAGAGTTAAAATCAATGCGCTCTTTAAATAATTCACAATTTTTAGTAACTTTTTCTAAAGCATAATTGATTGCTTCATCATAAGTCTTGAACCATTTTTCCGCTGCGCCATATGCAAGTGCGCAAGTTCCGCTCTCGTCAAATACGATATATCCGTCTTTGCTTTGCGTTAATTCATTCATTCTTCCACCACCTTAATATCCGTCATACTTGTTTTGAGTTACTGCCATCCGTCCTGCACCATTTTCGGTTTATATTCATGCTCTGTGTATCCTTCTCCATTGCAAAGGTCGCATTCTATGCTATTATATTCATATCTATCACTGCATTCCCAATATTCAGCCGGATTTTTTCTTATGGTAATTTTTCCAGAGCCGCCACACTTAGGGCATTTGTATTCCCTATTTCCTTGAACTTTCTTCAAGACATCTTTCAATGTTGTACTTTCTCCGTAATCTGCGATTAGGTTTTTATGTCATTTATCTTCACATTCTTTCACCAACTTTCTACCGCAGATAGGGCAAAAATTAATTTTTACGGCTCCTGCAACCTCTTTTCCATCGCTATTGTCGAAAATCATGTTATTTTCAGCTCCAAAAAAAACTAAATTTCCTTTACCATCAATGATTTTCTTTTTATTACGACAAAAATCACACATTCTTACGCCCCCAATCATAGCAAAAATCGGAATCCTCGTGAGATCCCGCGTCTTTTATGTGTAACAAATGTAATTGAATTGATGTGGCGAGGATTTGAACCTCGCAGAAAAGATTTACTTTCTCATAATGTCCCTGAGAAATACCTTCTCTGTATTGCATTTTGCAATAGACATTTCATAGCGTTTACCCATTCCGCCACACATCAACGCCCGACTTTTTCGAGCAAACGCAGTGTGTAGGATTCGAACCTACAAGGCGAATAAACGCCCGACCGGATAGCAACCGGCTCCAATTCCATTATGGGAACACTGCAAATGGCAATATCCAATCACTCAAAGGTTAACCAAACGCATTAGGAAATTTTGATTGTATCGCCTAACTGCTTTTGTTGTACTTCCTACTCACAGTCTTTTTGTTGTGCGTTATCTTTTTTGATTTCCACTCTCACATTCCGAAGAACCGAAAGGCCTCCCGAAGTTGGGATTGCAGGAATCGAACCCGCGACAACCCGGATATAAGCCGTGTCTTCTACCACTGAATTAAATCCCAATATAGCGACCGGTACGAGATTTGAACTCGTGTTACCACCGTGAAAGGGTGGTGTCTTACCGCTCGACTAACCGATCAAAACCGCCACAAGACGGTTAGCAATATGTTTTACGTGCTATGCGTTACACGATCATGCACCGTGGGATAGATGCATGATAGAATACCACCGGACGGTCTCGCACCGTCCTTAACAGAATCGTCCTAGTGGCGAAAGGAGGAACCCAAATGCTTGAATCACTCAACCAAGGGTTCAAGTACATATGAAAAACATACGTGGTTACATGGAACGTCAGCATGTAACCAGTTAGGCTACCGGGATTCGAACCCGGAATACAGGAATCAAAATCCTGTGCCTTACCGTTTGGCGATAGCCCATCATTTCCAAATGACCATAATATTCATTGCAAAAATCGCATATGAAAGCAAATACCCCATTGCGTTTGAATTGTCTTTTTGTTTTACCTGTCCTCTCATAAGTCCCAGTATTACGAGGGCATCTGTCGCTGTTGCAATAACTTTCAAAGCCATATCAATATCTCCCATCCTCAAAGCTGTGTTCCTGTTTGAACCGCTCCATTTCATTCACGCTCATACCGAAGATCCCGGCAGATGAATCAGAGTCCGTATGTTTGAAATATTCTCCCTGTTGTGGGAACATGAACCGGAACATTGCATAGTTCGCAACGTCACACAGATATTCAAGATTCCCGGTCTCTTCAAACTTGGCAAGGCACATTTTCAAACTTTCGATTGCATCCACATTCCCTGTGGAAAAGTTCATTCTTGCCGGTCCGTATTTGTAATACGACTGTTCAATCAATCCTTTGCGTTTTTCATCAAAGGTTTCGGAATACTCGGTTTTCATCAACTCATTGCTGCATCTTGCCATTAAACATCACCTTCCGCTCTGTGGTTTGCCCTTTCAATGTCAAACCCTTCCGGATAACGTGCCTTAAGCTTGTCTACGTTCATTTGCATGATTTCATCCAAGCTCCAGCCGAAGGATTCGCAAAGCATTAAAGATACCGCCAAGGTCATAATCTTGCAACGCAGATGCGATATTGTTATTTTTGCAAAATTTAAGCAAATCGAATTTATCCGAAATTCTTTCTGTCGCTTTGCGATCATTTGTCCGCATTGCTAATTTCTGATACTCATTTCCGGTCATATATCATTCTCCTGTCCGAAACACTCTTTTTTGTTTTTAAAAAATTTTTGGAAATTTAGTTGCGAATCGCAACGTGAAAGTGAATTGTTATAAATTTATTATAGCCTATTTACAGTGAAAGTCAATGGGTGTGTTGTAAGTGGCTTTTTATTGCTATCGGTAAAGCACTATTGCGCTATAACCTCTCTTCCAGCCATTGAATACGTGTGTAGAATATTTAATGTCTACTATCTCACGATAAGACTCAGACAGTGATTTTATTACTCTGTTTACCTCTTCTTGAAATTCTTCTGCGTTTGTAGAATCTATTGGCTCTGTAATTTTCAGTGGATTCATGTATGCTCCTTTGTCTGAATAAGACTTTTTGTTTTTGTAGGAATTTGAGGGACTTAGTAGCCGCCCGGTGGTCTTTCCGTCAGACCCCCTCCCCATCCTTTTCTTGCAAACATGGAAACATAAAATGTTTTCCGTTTCGTTCTGTTGTCATTGTGTGAAAATCAAATTGTTTTAATACAATTCACGTCATACCCTTGTAACTATTCGCAAAACCTAACTTTTCCGAATAGTTCACGAATAGTTAAAACGCTACACCCCTTGATATTACTGCATTTGCGAATTGTAGAATAATCACACACAATTTAAACCGTATTATTTGCCGCTGCATCCGTGAATTGTGTATCAATTGCGTGCAATTCTTGACTCTTTTTCTCGTCCAATCTTGGCAGCTCCTGCGCTGTGATTGCCTTGCGTTGCGTGGCATTATCGCCAATGCCGGGCTGATTCATGCCGAATTCATTATTTCCCACGAACATGGTGCCTACAGGGCTATTGGAATCATATGCACGATCTAGGATACAATCCTTACGGGATCGCTGCAATTTTTGCCACATCTTGAAAGTCAGCGAACTTGGTTCATCACTAGCCCATATATCCATTGTGTTCGTAGGTATATTACAAAAATAACTGAATGCTACTGTACTTACCAACTTGCTATACACATTGGAGATATATATATAATAATCACAAAGTTTATATAATACCTCTCTGTCATACCTGTTACAGTTAGTCGGTATAGTTGCATTACCAAGAGGTTTCAAAGTCTTGTCTTTTAATACCGATGTATCCGGAAATAAATGCATACCAACATACTGCATTACAGCTTTCCACTGTCTCTGCCCAGCTTTCAGCAGATCGTCAATGTGAAATTCTATACAAGCATTGTCTATTAAATCTTGTACAGTTGATGTGTATATTTGTACTGTACCCAGATCCACTATAAGGCTTGTAAGATCTACGCTCTCTACATCCTGCATATATTCACACCTCCAATCCGTTTTATTTCTCTCTGCTTTTGGTATACACTATTTCCGGGTTTAAAGTCAAGCCTTATTTTTTTACGGTGATATTATATACTTACGCCGCGCGCGTATGCGGATATAACTTAAATATAAACCTATAGGCTTTAGATACATTGTATTATTATTAATTTAAAAGATTAAGAAAAAGATAGAGAAAGAGAAACATAGTTCTGAAAAAGCGACGTCAGACGATTGTGTCGTGTTATGTCAGACGATTGTCAGACGATTTTTACCAA